TGCAAGTCAAGGTCGGCGAATGCGACATGACCCACACCCGCCAGGACGGCGGGCTGGTGACATTCAGTCTGAAGTTCTATCCCGACCGGCCGTTGCCGTTTCCGACCGCCACGGTCAGTACGCAAAAAGTTCTGTTGGCCAAGGCTGACACGCTGTTGGGTTCGGCGGTGGCGCGCTTCGAGCAGGCGATGACGTTGATCAAGGCGGCGCGGATTGGCATTGCCAATCTGCGCAACAGCCTGACCGGCGTGTATGAGGTGATCAAAGAGCAGCTCAAACCGCTGATCGAGCAGTATCGGCAGATCACCGAACTGGTCAAAGCGGTCAAGGAGTTGCCCAAGGAAGTCGCGGCGGAGTTCAAAGGCTTGCTCGGCGATATCAAGGAACTCAAGGCATTCGCGAAGGAGGGCTACCGTGGCGTGATTGCCGACGTGTCCCAACAACTCGAAGCCATCCGCAAGGCTGATGCGCCGAAGATCACCACCGGCAAGGACACCAACGCGGCGGCACAAGCCATGGCCGATCTGGTGCAGGACACGGTGCTGGTCAAAGTCGCGCAATGGGTGGCATCGATGCCGGTGGCGACAAGCCCGGTGAAACTGTCATCGACACCTACGGTAGGGCAGCAGGCGACGAGCCCGGTGACCCGCCAGGAAGTCCCGGTCAGTGACGACATGCAGGCATTGCGTGACGCCGTGGCGGTGGCGATCAACCCGATGCTGGACAAGGCCGACCCGACGCACTACCAGGCCATCAGCGATGTGAAAGAGGCGCTGCTTGCGCACCTCAAGGCCGTCGCGTCGTCGGGTGTGCGGCAAGTCAGCAAGTCGTTCCAGGAAAGCTTTCCGGCACTGGTGGTGGCCTACAAGTACCTTGGCGATGCGACGCGGGTCACGGAAATCACTCAACGCAACGGGATCACCCATCCCGGTTTCTCACCCAACGAAGTGAAAGTCTCCGGGGAGTAAACCATGAGCGAGATAGACAACCGCGTCACGCTGACCGTCAACAACATGGAATACGGCGGCTGGAAAAGCGTGGAAATCACCGCCGATCTTGAGCGCCAGTTCCGCACCTTCAAACTCGACATCACCTGGCAGTGGCCGGGGCAGACGGTGGATCAACGGATCAAACCGGGTGACCCGTGCGAAGTGAAAATTGGCCAGGACCTGGTGCTCACTGGCTACGTGTTCAAGGCCCCGATCAGTTATGACGGACGCCAGATCAGCTTGAGTATCGAGGGTAGCTCCAAGACTCAGGATCTGGTCGATTGCGCAGCCACCAACCGGCCGAACCAATGGCAGGAGCAACCGCTGCTGAGCATCGTCCAGGCTCTGGCGGCGGAATACTCGCTGTACGTGGTCAACGAAATTCCCGAGACCGCGCGGCTCGCCAAACACACCATCGTGCCGGGCGAAACAGTGTTCCAGTCGATCGACCGATTGCTCTCGCTGTTCCGGGTGTTTTCCACCGATGACGAGCAGGGCCGGCTGGTGCTGGCCAAGCCCGGTAGTGGTGGTCGGGCCAGTGACGCGCTGGAGTTGGGCAAGAACATTCTGTCGGCGAACGCGCCGATGGATCAGAGCCAGGTGTTTTCTGAATACCGAGTGATCGGTCAGCAGAAAGGCTCGGACAATAAGAGCGGGGCGGCCGTCAGCGAGGTTCAATCCAGCGCGGCTGATCTGAGCTTCAAGCGCCGCCGCACCACGATCATCAACGAGGGCACCGCGCTGACGTTCGAGTTGGCCCAGCAACGCGCCCAATGGGAAAGCGCCACCCGCATGGGCCGGGCGCAGACCACCACCTATCAGGTGCAGGGCTGGCGTCAGGCCAATGGCGATCTGTGGCGCCACAACACGCTGGTGAAGGTCACGGATCCGGTACTCGGCTTTGACGGCGACATGCTGATCTCCAAAGTCACGTATTCGCTCTCGGCGCAGGGCTCGGTGACCACGCTGCAAGTGGCGCCACCGCATACCTTCGATCCTGATCCCACCCCCCCGAAAAAAACCTGAGCCTGACACCGAACCCTGTGGGAGCGAGCCTGCTCGCGAAAGCGCTGGCAGCTTCAACATCAAATCGCCTGACCCACCGCATTCGCGAGCAGGCTCGCTCCCACAGTGGATCGCGTGATGCCTACCTTTGAGGACAATTCATGAGCCTACTGACACGCCTGCTGGCGCGCGGCACTGTCGTGCTCGCCCATTCGGCATCCAAGCTGCAATCGCTGCAAATGCGCCTCACCGCCGGCGAGGTGAACGACGACATGGAGCATTTCGAACCCTACGGTTTCACCAGCAACCCGCTGGCCGGCGCCGAAGGCATCGTCACGTTTCTCGGCGGTGACCGGTCTCACGCCATCGCCCTGGTGGTCGCCGACCGCCGCTATCGCTTGCAGTCGCTGGCCTCTGGCGAAGTGGCGATCTACACCGACGAGGGCGACAAAATTCACTTCAAGCGCGGGCGGATCATCGACATCGAAACCGCCACCCTGAACATCCGCGCCAGCAGCGCGGTGAACTTCGACACGCCGGTGATCAACCAGACCGGCAAGATCGTTTCCACCGGCGACCAACTCGCCGGCGGCATCAGCCAGATCAAACACGTGCACGTTGGCGTGCAGGCCGGTAGCGGCCAGACCGGTGCGCCGGCAGGAGGCAAATAATGCTTGTCAGCCAGAACCTCCACGCCGCACTGACCCGCGCCGTGCTCATCAGCCTGTTCACCTGGCGCCGCGCCGCCGATGACGACGCCCTCGACGACGAGGAGCGCTTCGGCTGGTGGGGCGACAGCTTTCCCACCGTCGCCGACGATCGCATCGGTTCGCGGCTGTGGCTGTTGCGTCGGGTCAAGCTGACCCGACAGACCCAGATGGACGCCGAGTTCTATGCCCGCGAAGCCTTGCAATGGCTGATGGACGACGGCCACTGCAGCGCCATCGACATCATCAGCGAACGCCTCGACGCCCAGCGCCTGAACCTGCGCACGGTCCTGACCCTGGCCGATGGCGAACGTCTGGACATCAACCCCGATAACAGTTGGCAGGTGATCTATGCCGTTTGAAACCCCTTCGCTGCCGGTGCTGATCAAGCGCACCCAAAGCGACCTGGCCGGCGATTCGCTGCGCCAGTCCGATGCGCAAGTGCTGGCCCGCACACTTGGTGGCGCGGCTTATGGTCTGTACGGTTATCTCGACTGGATTGCCGAGCAGATCCTGCCGGACAAAGCCGACGAATCGACCCTGGAACGCATCGCCGCGCTGCGCCTGAACCAGCCACGCAAACCGGCGCAAGTCGCCACCGGCAGCGTCAGTTTTACCGCGACCGCCGGTGCGGTGCTGGATGTCGACACGCTGCTGCAAGCGAGCGATGGCCGTACCTATAAAGTCACCACCGCGCGCACCACCGTCAATGGCAGCAACACCACCACGATTGCTGCGCTCGACGCTGGCAGCCTCGGTAATGCCGACGCCGGTCTGGCGCTGAACCCGGTGCAGCCGATCGCCGGTGTAGTCGGCAACAGTTTTGTGGTGCTCGCGCCCGGCCTCAGTGGCGGCGTGGCGCGAGAAAGCCTGGAGTCGTTGCGCTCGCGGGTGATCCGTTCCTATCGCGTGATCCCCCACGGCGGTTCGGCCAGCGATTACGAGACCTGGGCGCTGGAAGTGCCGGGTGTGACGCGGGCCTGGTGCCGTGGCGGCCTGCTCGGGCCAGGCACAGTGACGGTGTTCATCATGCGTGACGAAGACCCGCAACCGGTGCCCAACGATGAGCAATTGGCGGAGGTTCAGGAGTACATCGAACCGCTGCGTCCGGTGACGGCGGAAGTACACGTGCAGCGGCCGATTCAGGTGCCGGTGGTGTATCGCTTCAAGAGCGTCAACCCGGACACCACTGCTGTGCGCGCCGCCGTTGAAGCGCAACTGCGCGACCTGCACAACCGCGAGGCCGATCTGGGTGTGCCGCTGCTGATCAGCCATATCCGCGAAGCCATCAGCAGCGCCGGCGGTGAGTACGATCACACGCTGACCGCGCCGGCCGCTGACGTGCCTGCCGGGCAAAGCGAACTGCTGACCTTCGGAGGCTGCGTATGGGGGGCATAAGAACCGCCGCGCAATATCAGGCGCAGCTGCGCGCCTTGCTGCCGAGCGGCCCGGCGTGGGACCCGGAACGCGTCCCGGAACTTGAGGAAGTGCTGCAAGGCGTGGCCGTCGAACTGGCGCGCCTCGACGCCCGCGCTGCCGACCTGCTCAACGAGATGGACCCGGCCGGCGTCAGCGAACTGGTGCCGGACTGGGAACGGGTGATGGAGCTGCCCGACCCGTGCCTGGGCGCCACACCGCTGTTCGACGACCGCCGCCTCGCCGTGCGCCGACGCTTGCTCGCGGTCGGCAGTCAGGCTGTCGGTTACTACCTCGACATCGCCAAAAGCCAGGGCTACCCCAACGCCAGCATCACCGAACACGAAGCCCCGCGCATGGGCCGCGCGCGTTTCGGCGCGGCACACTGGGGCACCTGGGAAGCGCAATTCATGTGGACCCTCAACACCGGCGGCCGCCTGCTGCTTGGTCGGCGCTATGGCGCGAGTTACTGGGGCGAGCGCTTCGGCGTCAACCCGGGCTCGGCGCTGGAGTGCCTGATCCACCGCAGTGCGCCGGCGCATACCAAAGTGCACATCAATTATGACTAGGGAGGAATGACGGGATGGATTATCCGAAAAGTGTGCCTAGCGCCGGTCTGGTGAATGGGAAATTTGTCGATGAAAACCCGCTGACCGGGACGCCGGGGTCGCTGATTCCGGCGCGATGGGGCAACAGCGTTACCGATGAAATCATCAACGCGATCACTGCCGCCGGACTTGTGCCTGACGAGGGTAACAGCACGCAACTGAGATTGGCGATTTCGACGATTGTCGAGAAGAACAAAAATGATTCTTTGGCGAGCAAGGATGAGGCCGAAGCAGGTACCAGCAGCAGCCGTCTGATGACGCCGCAGCGCGTTTTCCAAGCGATCGAAAAGAAAGTGGTTCAAGCCACTGAAACGGTTTTAGGCTGGGCGCGGATCGCGACCCAAAGCCAAGTCAATGCGGGGACTGACGACACCGCCATCGTCACACCGAAAAAGCTCCGGTTTGGTGTTTCCTACAGCATTGGCGCGAACGGCTATATCGCCTTTCCGAGTTGGTTGGGGGGCTTCATGATCCAGTGGGTCCTGATCACCATTGCTGCAGATAAAACCTATGCTGCCCAACCTTGGCCGGTGGCTTTCAAGACCCAGTGTGCCGCTACTTGGGCGAGTTATTCGCACGGCGGAAACGCACCCTATTTCGATATCACCACTCCACCCTTGGTGACCTATTTTGATTCTAGCCAGGTGCAGGTTTTGAGTAATTCCGGTGGCACCGGTTTTGTCACTGTGCTGGGAGTGGGGAACTGAAATGAAACGTTTCTATAGCTGCACCACTGGCAACACTTATTTGTCGGGCTATCACACGAGCCTCCCGGGCGATGCCGTTGAAATTGACGACGAGCGTTACGAGTCGGTTATTGCTAACCCTGCAGCCGGAACCGAGCGGTCCCATGACGAGCAAGGTCTGCCGATACTGATCGAGTCGACGCCCCTTTCAGGCGAGCAAGCGCTGATCGAAGCAAAGGCATGGCGCGACAAGGAATTTGATCGCGTGGTCTGGTTGCGTGACCGCCATCGGGACGAAGTGGAATTGATAAAAGCCACCACGCTATCCGACTCTGAATATCTGACCCTGCTGAATTACCTGCAGGCGCTACGCAAGTGGCCCCAGGCGAAGAAATTCCCCTCCAAACGCTCTCGACCGAAAAAGCCTGCCTGGATGACTGCCGAGTGAATGGATGCTGCATTGTCGGCATCGCCCATCAATGTTCCAGGTAAAGGAAAGTTAACTATGGATTATCCAAAAAGCGTCCCCAGCGTCGGCCT